CGGTGAGATGGTTACCATTATCAACGCTGATAGGGCTGTTAAGTCTGCCGTTAAGGAAGAACTCTTCCACACGCTTATGATGTCTGAAAGATATCGTGAAGTGTTTCACCAAGATGCAATGCAAGCCCTCATTGGTACGGATGACCATAAGGGTGCTCTGTATCGTATGCCAAAAGAACAGGCACTTAGCCTTCTTAAACAATTTAAGGAAGCCTATGTTGGTCTTGAACAAGAAACCGCAAAGAAGGCTCCTGTTAATGATGGTCACTTCCAAGAACTTGATAAGCATTGGGACGAGGTCATCAACGATTTCAGAGAAGGTAAAGACCTTGGTGGCAAGATGCACAGCCTATTTGAGGAGTTCCTTGCTTCGTACTGGAATCGTTTCATTGAAGACAAGCCTATCGACTATCTCCTTAAGGGTGGTGACCTAGGTCTTATCCGTAACGCTGTTCAACTGGCTAAGGATTCTTACCAGAACATTATGCACACAGACTTAACCTCTGCTGGTGCTCACTTTAATTTCGGAACTAACATCGACCACTTCTTCCTTGACCAGAAAACTGGTCAGAGAGTCCGTATTCCTAAACTGGAAAAGTTGATGGAGCATTTTGTCAAGACTGCCTCTAAGGAGATGTATACTGGCTGGACTATTAACCCTCGTAAGGGTGGTGGCATTGAGGGTGCTGTTGTAAACGAGTTGGAACATCTGTGGAGCAAGGACGCTACTGGCGGTCTTAAGCGTACATCTGAATCTGACCTTGATAAGGAAACCGCTGTTTCGATGCAGAATGTTCTGCGTAGCATCCTTGAACTAGACAAGAGCCAGAGAGGGCTTAAGATTACTGTTAACGGAAACAATGGTGGAGATGGTCCAATGGCGTTCTCTAGAGGTAAGCCTAAGAAGCCTAAGACAAAGAAGCAGTTGGAAGAAGAGGTTACTGGAACTAAGCCAGTACAGAACAAACTTCCGAACAGAAGAGCAATTGCAGACCATTGGGATGAAGTAGAACCAGCCACCCCTAGGAAGAAGAGAAAGACAATTGACGAAGACGAAATCGCCACCGCTGAAGAAGTTGCTGGTGAAGACACTTCTGGTTCTGGCAGATGGTCTACCGACAAGCGTAAGAAGTTCTGGGAAAGCGTCTGGGAAGGTAATCCAAGAATCACTATTACTGGAAGAGCGTCTACTGCCGAACTTAAGATTCTTTCCGACCACCTTCCTGCTAATACCGTGAAGAGATTTGCTGAACTTAACACCATCATCGAGATGGCGAGAGAAGGCGTGTTTGCTAAGAATGTATCTAACATTGCCAAGACTGAGTATATGGCAAAGCAGAAGGAAAATAATGATGGTAGCCGTATCACATACGAAGCAGGTGAAGAAAGAGTACGCCACACTAACTTCATTCCTGTTGAACTGCACCTGTACTTTGAACGAAATAAACGAATGGTTGATGGTGAGCCAGAAATGAGCGTTGGTACTGCTCAGATTAAAGTTACAGCCATTGACCACGATGCTCTAATTAAGCGTGTTGACTATGCTTGGGCTAAGTGGGTTGAGACTGGTATGTCTTGGAGAACTGTAAGAAAACTTTTTGGAGATAAGACAAACCTGTACCAAGCCTGTAAGGACTTGATTACTCATTATTCAAACTCTGAGTCTAAAGAAGGTGGCATTAGAATCTTCCAAGCCAATGGTGCTGTAGGTGCTAGAGATGCTGGTCATATGAGAACGATTGCTAATGCCGTTCTTGGCTTCCATCCTACTAATGAGATGGTTCGCAGAGGTGAGCATTCCAATCCTAGATGGAAACTACAGAACAGAATGGAAGGAAAGAAAGTTGAGGTTCCCGATGTCATCTTTGATATGAACATCAGAAGAATGGGAAGAATCACTACCAGAAATGGTGAAGGATTCGGTGTTGATTGGAACTCTGCTTATGTCAGAAGCCAGTACAACCATAGCCCTGCTAAGGTTAAGAGAGACCACGAAGGCAACCCGCTCAGAACGCACGAACTTTCTGCACTTCAGAATAGCGTATACAGAAACAAGGATGGAGAAGTCCTTGCAGTTTATTCTCTTAATAAGCCATACTCTTCACAGAAAAGAAAGAGTGAATCGTCTGTGTTTGATTATGTAGACGAAGGTCTTGGTAATAGGTTTGGCTCTAGAGGTGGTGAATACTTCTCTGATACAGGCTGGCTTCACTACACTCCAGATATGGGTCTTGCCTCCTTGGTAAGCAAGGGGTCTATGAAGACTGGATACATTGATACTCAGAAGCACATTGACCTAAGCGACCTGCACCCAACTTCTACAGTTGAGGATGTTGCTGGAGTTCTAGTCAATCGAATGTCTGAACTGACTGGAAAAAGCAGAGAATCCCTACTGGCTGAACTGCTTTCAATTGAGACTGGAGAAGGCGTAACGGTTGGTGAACTGTTTAACACTCACGAAAATGTGCTTATGCACGAAGGTCACGACCTTGATGTGTGGCTGTTTACTCCAGAGACTGTTAAGTTTATGAATGAAAACGGAATCAACTCCGTTGAGTATCAGTATCATAACAGAATTGCAGATACTAATAGTACTGCCGTTGCCTTGCTTGATAACAGAAGGTTCATTGAAAATGTGTCCAGAAGAGCAGAGGCTAATTACTTTGCCTTTAGCCCTGCTAAGAAGCCTAGGACTGCAACACATAATCCTCCCAAGACAATTACCGAAGTCCTTCAAGATAAGATTAGGGCTTTGCAGAAAGGAAACTATACTGAGGCTGATATCCAGAAAGCATTCCTTTCTCATATTGTATCTGAAGATGGAAACACCGTCTTGCAGAACCCAGAACGCCTTACCGAAGAAGGTCTTGATAGTCTTATCCAAGAACAACTTGCTAAGGTCAAACAACTGACGAAAAAAGAACAGGCTGAAAAGTTTGGTCCAGCAGACAGAGCAAAGATTGCGAGCCAACTTAGAAGTCACACCATTAAGGCTTTAAGAGAGAAGTTCCCAGTTGCCCCTACAGAGGTTCTTAATCAGATTGCTGATGTTGCTCTTAGTGGAGTCAGCGTAAATGCAAAAACCGTAACTACTGGCAGGGTTGCTGGAAGGGATATCCAGAAAGAAGTTCTTGAAATTAACGGAACTGTGCTTGGAAGAATCAAGAAGAAGGGTGGTCTTACTGGCAGAAAGATTGAGGACAGCGGTATCCCAATGCTTGCACACATTGCTGAAATGAGTGAGAGAGACTTCCAGATTTTTAAGGCTATCCCAGAGTACCTTGATGCAATCAAGAAGGGAACTACTGCTGAATGGCTCCAGACAAATCAAAGCATTGTTGATGACCTTTATGGTAAGCACGGTGGTCCAAAGAAGTTCTACAAAAAGTTTGATGATGCACAGAAGGATATCTTCTTCCTGCTTGATGCACAGTTGGCTAACAAGATTCCATTAACTGATGGCAGTCTTATGGATATTGTTAACGAGAAGAAACTGAAAGAGGCTTTTGCTGAGAAGACTAGGGCGTTTGTATTTAAGACCCTTACTGAGGCTGGCTGGGGTCAGCGTGGTAGCCTTATGGAGTCTTGGGACAAGTATAGAGATGTTAAGAAAGAGGCAGAGATGAGCCGTGCTTTGTTCAGAATGCATTCTGAAAAGATTGAAGGAATGCTTACCTCTGAGTTCCACGAGCGTGTGCTTGATACCCTTACCGCTCTTGATATTCCATTGGACAATAAGGTTGTTAACCATAGGGAGATTGCAGAAATGGTTAGAGCCGTTCTGTATGACCAGTCCAGAAAAGGTTTAATCAAACTTGGTTCTTATGAGGCTATTGCTGAGAGCGTGAGACTGTATTATGAATACGCAGAAAGAGAGTCTGTTGACGGAAAGAAAATTGTCATAGACAAGAAAAAGGTTATCAGAGAAAACCTAGTTAAGGCTCTCGTTGAACTTGAAGAGAGTGGCTTTGAGGGTATCAACTGGACAAAGCGTCAAGATAGTCTTGAAAAGACGAAAGAAGGAAAGGTCTACAAGCAGACCCAGAAACTATTTGCTGGTTCTGGTGACACGCTGATGACTATTGATGCTCACAACATCTGGGACTTTGAAGGCACTCACTTTAAGGTCATCGAAGAAGGCGTTTGGGCTGATGACTCTGCCCTTATCCTTCGTGATATGCGTACTGGTGAGGCTATTCTTACAAAGCCAATGAAGAAAGAAGGGTCTAGTACTGCTTCTAATTCAGAAAGACAAAGGATTATCAGAGAGTTTCTCTCTGAAGCCACACACTCTATTGTAAAGAGACAGCCAGCAACCGCTCTGTCTATGAACTTTGGTCAAGTACACGGACCTGTTAAGGAATATGTCATTACAAAATGGCTTGCAGATGACAAACAGGCTAATGTCGGTATGCTTGGTGGACAGGACTTTTCTAATTTTGCATTGTACAAACAGGGCAACCATTATGTTGCTGTAAGGAAGTACGAAAACTATCTTATTGATGAGGCTCTTCCTAAGAGAGATGGAGAAACAGATAGGAAAAGAGGACGAGGTGACATTGATACTCAGCAGAGAATTGACCAACTTGAGCGTGACTTTGCCAATGGAGTTGTTGAAAGAACTGTTCCGTCTGGAAAGAACAAGACTTCTATTGTTAAGCGTAAGGGTTCTGCCGATGAACTCGCAACGCTCAGAGAGCAGATTACAGACCTAAAGGGTAAACTCTTTACTGATAGGGGTGTCATCCTTGAGATGGGACAGGATGGAAGTGTTACTGTTATTGATACTCCTCATACTATGCTTGAGATGGCTACGGCTATCAAGAACCTTAAGAAAGGTAACCTTAACACAAAGTCTTTTGATGCTTATGTGAAAGAGATGTACCGCACATTCCATTATAAACTTAAGGCTTTCAAAGAAAAAGAAGCGGGTAGAATTGATAAAGTTTTAGACCCCAAGGAAGGAAACCTTGTTAAGATTAAAAAGTTACAGGCTGAAATTGATAAGCACCAAAGTGAAGTAAGAAACCTCTATATGGAGCGTTACAGAAAACTTCGTAAGGAAAGGTACGCAGACGGCAAGGAAGCATACCCAGAAGAAATGTGGTCTCCGTCTGATATGGTAAAGGAAGTTGAAAAGCAGATTGATGCAGACATCAAAAATGCAGACCAAAATGTACGCAATGCACAGAACAGAATCTATGCACTAGAACAGAAACTTCTGGACTTGGGTGCATTCCCAGAGTTCTCGAAGATGTCTATGTCTGAACAGCAGACTTGGCTGGCACAGCAGGATAGATACTCAAAGGAAAATGGAGTAGGCGGTAAGTATGACACAGCCAACTGGCTTGATACCAAGATGCCTATGTTGCAGGGAGAGCCTACAATGGATTACATTGTAAGAATCAGAAAAGAAAGACAGGCTCAGTCACAACTTCTTATTCAGCATCAAGGTGCTTATGACGGAATGAAAAACCTTCTGGATTACAATAAGTTGAATCTTGAAAAGGTTAAACTTAAGGTTCAGTTCCTTGCTCAACAATACGCAGAGGCTAGTGGAATTAAGGTTACACAGGGATGGCTTAAAGGATTGGTTGATGGAGGAAAGGACGAGATGTGGACTAGCGTAATCAATATGGGTAAGATTAAGAACCTTACTGGTGGTAAGGCTATGACACCCAGATACCTTCCAGATACTGAAGGCGTTGTAGGAAAGAAGTCTTCTGCTGTTACTGTGAAGGATATGCATACAGCATTCCTTGAAGGTATGATGACTGCTTCAGACAACTGGAGAGGCATTACTGGTAGCAGACTTGAACGGATTAACTTGCTCCTTGATAGGGCTGAAAAACAGGCAGACAAAGGACCAAAGGAACCTCGCCCTGTTAGACCAGAAGGTATGAAGGATGCTGAGTGGACGCTTACACAGGAGTATTATCTAGCCAAGAAACACGCTCGTGAGTTTGGTGCTACACACACGCTACCATTGTTTAAAGAATGGGTTAAGATGAACGCTGAGAAGTTCCCTAAACTTGCTGTTGAAGTTATTGGAAAGAAGGGTGAAGAAACTACAAACATCAGAAGTCAACTTCGTGTTCACCAGAGACCGCAGGATGTTAATCTTAATGTTGAAGCAATGCTTAGGGATGTTTCCGCTGAAAGAGGTCTTATGTTTGAAGACATTATGGAGGCTGGTAGGCAGAAGGCTAGACCCAGCACAGAGTTTAACCTTGGAGATGACCTTAACACAGTTCTTGAAGGAAGCAGTCTTAACCACGCAGAAGGTGCTTGGGTTCAAGACCCAATTAATAGAAAAAAGGTAGAGGAACTACAGCAGAGATGGAAAGAAGACAGACAGGATGACAGACTTAAGGCTGACAACAAGTTCGTTGAAGCCGTTAAGGAAGAACATTTCAGAAGTGTTGTCGGAAAAGATGGAAGAGAAATTCTAGATTCCATTGACAAGATTGAGTCACTTCAAACACAGGCTTACAAACTTTACAGAATCGTTGATGAGTTGGAATTCCAACAGCATCAGTTGTCGATTACTGGAGATAAGGATGGAGAGATTCCTAACCTTAAGGCTAAACAAACTGCATACGAAGAGAGAATTTATAAACTCAATTCTGAAATCAAACCGCTTGAGGTTCGAATTCAGCAGACGATTGACATCACCGCTGTAAAGGAAAAGCAGGATGCAGTTGCTAGAATGAGTGAACCGCTAAGGAGAATTGAAGAAAACATTACTAGTCTTCGTGCAGAGTTTGATGCCAGAAATCTTTTAATTCAAAAACTCAATCCTCCAGCAGTTCCTGTTCCAGAAGGTGGTCCCGCTGGTAGCAGAGCACAGATTGAAAGAGCGACTGCCCTTGCACAGAATGCAAAGAGACCTACTCGTGCTCAATACGAAGAGATTAAAACTGCCAAGCAAGAGATGGCTGAGATTCAAAAGGAAATCCACGCTGAAGAGGCTAAGGCTATCCCGCTTAGAAAGGCTATCAAGGATACAGGAGTTGAAGCAGGTGAATGGAAGTATCCGAAGGGAAGCGTAGAGACAGACATCTCTCCTGTCCAAATTGCTAAGTTCAATAACCCCGCATACCAAATGGTTATCGATATGGTAAACAAGAAGAGGCAGAACATTGATGCATATCTTCTGCAAAGAGAGAGAACCCTTAATGAAAGAAAGCAGTTGGCTGAGTCTCACGCTACAGACTATGCAAAGCATCTCGCTACCTTTGACGCTAGAGCCAAGCAACTTGGATACAGTTCTTCCAGTCTTATCGTAAGCCCGAACAACCCTAGAACGCATCAAATCTATCTGGCATTCCCGAAGATTTCCTACGACCTGTATGGTTCTATGCACCCGCTTGATTGGAGTGGTAGCGAGTGGCAGATTGGAACTACTGCTAGAGGAGAGAAGACGATTAGTTTTGGTAGTTCAAACGACCCAGCCTATGTCCTGTACAACAAGGAAGTACAGGGAGGAAGAAAGATTTACACGCTGGCTGACTATATGTTCTTTGCCCAGAAGAAGGCTGAATACCATATCGCTAACCCAGATATGCCTATCTCTGCTGAAGATGCTATGCTTATCAGAACGCTTGTTCCTCCAGATGTGTATGTCATTCCGAAGAACAAGGCTGATACTATTATCGATAGCCATTGGAGAGAGATTAAGAGAATCAAATCTGGCATTCTTGATAACCTTGATGTCCCTTCTAACGCAAAGGCACTTGTTACTAGGTTTGTTGAGGATGGTCTAGACCTAGTGATTGGAAGAAGACAGGATAGAATCAATGCCTTTAAGAGACTTGAAGGTCTTAGTGATGCTGAGTTCCTTGACCGCACAAAGGATATGACTCCAGAGCAGGTAGACCAGATGACCTTTAAGAAGGAGTATATTGAACAGGCTTACTACTGGCTACAGGATGCAAAGGATGTTGGTGGATTCATTTACCTAACTGAGAATACTGCAACCTACGAGAAGCAAGACCCAAAGAATAAGAATTCTACAAAGCCCTTCCTTACGGAAAAACTTTCTATCCAGAGCATCATTGAGATGGATGGATTCCTTGCTCAGTTGCAGGAGTCTATGGACAGAAGAAAGATTTCTAGTATGTTTGATACTAAGCCGTACTCCAAGACGCTGTACGAGGCTCTTCCGATTCAAGAAAGAGTTAACCTTGACGCTACTGTTGTGCAGAAACTTGCCCTAGAAAACGATGCTGGTGTCCTTAGACATCAAGGTCTCCTTGAGGCTGAACGCAGAGGCAACCCGCAATGGTTCCCCGACCAGCAGAAGGACATTCAGTACACAGGTAATGATGCTGACAGCATTCGGCTTGAGCACGAGCGGGTTGAGTCACTCCTCAAGAAGGTTGGTGCTGTTGAGGCTTCAGTTGCTATGTATAAGGGTGAGGTAACTAATTTTATTTCAAAAAGACCTTGGGCTTTAGACCATTTGCTCTCCCTCAAGGATGATGGCGTTCATTTCTCTAATCTTGTGTGGAAAGATGGAGATGTAACTACTCGTGCTGACTCTATGCGTACTTCCAATGATGGAAGATACATCATTAAGAGAGAGCCTTACGGAAAGGATTTCAGATATCAACTCTACTACATCGGGGAGACATTCCTTGGTGCTGATGGCGTAAAGATTTACGAGATTCCCACCTCTCAACTTGGTACATTCAGCGACACCACACAGGCACAGGTGATGGCTAGGTTTATTGAAGACGATATTGTCAGACTTCGTACACTACAGAGCCTTGTTAAGGGTGGTAATGACAACTATTCCCCGACAAAGGTATTCAACACATTGATTCCGTTCAGTTCTACAAAGGCTGGGCATATCCTTGGGTCTCTTGCTGAAGTCCCAGCATTTTCTGGTGCTGTCATTAGAGCCTATGAAGCACACGGTGGTAAGCCAGAACACGCCAGCACTATGAAGAAAATCCTGTCACCGTTGCAGGACTTTGGTGAACTTCAGTACTTTGCCGTCAACGGCAACGGTCAAGTTGTTTTAAAGACAAGAATCATTACTCCTAGTGTTGAAGGAACCCTTAAGAAGTACTTTGACCTGTCATACACAGCAGATGGTCACAAGACTTGGACATCTAAGGATAGAACTCAGACCAGCCCTGCCCCTGCCAACACAGAGCACACGGCTCCGACTGCCAGCAACCCTGCACTAGAAACACCAACAGTTCACGAGCAGAAACTTGCAGACATTACTTCCTTTGAAGCCATCTCTAATGTGCAGGTTGAAGGTCAGAACTTCCAGCAATGGGAAGTCATCCGCAACAAACTGAACTACCAGATTATCCGAACAAAGGTTAACGGAACCCAGCAGTTTAAGTTGTTCAATCAGTCCTCATTGTTCATTGGTCAATTCCACCACGAGCAAGAGGCTGTGGATGAAATTTTCGCAAAAGAGTTTGCCGAGAAAGGACTAAAGTATGTCCGATAATCAATCAATTGAGGCTGTCCTTGAGGACTTCAAGAAGGGTGGCTGGATTATGGCTGTCCTTGGAGGGCTTGGGATGCTCGCTAGGCTCATTTTGACCAACGAGGAGTACAAGGTAGCCATCTGGACAAGAAAAGTCATTGCAGGTGGCATTGTGGGGGTAATCAGTTACTTTGCCCTGTATGGGGTCTCCATTGACCCAATGTACAAGTCCGTATTGTGCTCTATTTCTGGTTCTATTGCACCAGAACTGTTTGAGTATGTGCGGAGAAAATTTATACAAAAAGCGAAATAATTATGGCTAATCTAAAACCAGACGAACTGCCGATTGGAGAAATCGACAGACAGATGCTTAGAGACAAGTTTACAGGAAGAAGCAATCTGTTCTTTAATCAAAGAAATGCTGGCGGTACAAGACAGTTAAGAACCGCACTTCAAGACCCAATTCCAAATATGGAGTTGGACCCTGCTGTTCTTTATAGAAGCGTTCCAGAGTCAGCATATCAACATCTGCTACAAACAGGACTTATTCAAGGAAATATGTCTGACTATGACGATAAACATAGAGGGTTTACTCCAGACACTCCTTATTTCTCTCAAGGCGTAAATCTTGCTAGTTATGCAAGCAGAGGAGAGGCTGGTAGAGGAAAATATGTAATTGCAACGCTTGGAAAAGACTGGAGAGACAGACACGCAAGCAACGGATTAACAGATGAAGAACAACAAGTATTAAACAAAGGAATTAAGAAACTTCAGAACTTTTCTCCAGAAACAAGACAAACACTTAAAGACATAAGTGAAGAAATTAATCGTCAACAACTTAATGCATATCCAAAGTTTGATAAAAAAACTAACAGTTACATTTGGGGTACTAAAGTACAAGATGCTACAGAAGCAGATAAGACTAAACTTCAAGATTTACTTCAAAAACTTCATAACTCAAAGGGTGAAATTGAAAGCGTATTAGGTACTTATCTTGCTAATACTGAGACTCACCGAACTCATCCGTCAAAAAATCTTGTTAGAGACCTAAATGACATTGCAAGTGAGACTATTTTACAGACTGGACCAAACATTGGAGATAAAGCCCATCATCATTGGACAGGAATGCACAACGGTTCTGGTGCGATGTTACCAGATGATTTAAATTACGGGTTTACTAGTTTGATGGAAGGCATTACTTCCCCAGATGGCATTCATCACGCTCCTAATTTAAACTTGCTTCAGCAATATACTGGTACGCTTTCAAAATTTGCGGAGGATTTTATGCCAACAAGCGGAAGAACTGGATATAATCCAAATCTTGTTGTAAGCGACCCTGCACGATTTCTTAGATTTGATGGACTAGATGAAGAAAGCACAAGAGGACTAAACCCTCTTGAAAAAAGTGCTGGATTTTTACATTCAGATGGCACTCCTGTTCGTGATTCAACTAGACCTATTTTAGATTCATATTATACTCATATTCAGCCAGAACTAAGAAAAGATATTGTAAGACTTGGTGCTGATGATGACAGTTATTTTACAAGCCCAGAAGCGGTAAAAAAGTTTCTTGATACACAACATTTGACTCAAACATTCCCTAATAGGGGAGATGAGTTACCAATGAGGCAGTTGGATTTTATGAGCGTAGGTGGACAGGGTGCGATGTATAGCGAAAAAGTTCCTTCACTTACAATTCAAGGTGACCACATTGACCCAAGGACAGGAAAGCCTCGTGAATGGAGTATGCCAGCAAATAGCATTAATGCAAATTCTAGACCTATGGCTGTCTTTAGAATGCATCCAGACCTTCCTAATGGGTTCGAATTGCTTCACGAGTTTAACAATGATGAACTTGCTACTGGGATTAAACCAATTCCTATTGGAGCACCTAGACCTAATGTAGAGCCAGATGCTTTAAGACGATGGGCTGAAGAAATGGTTGTCGAAAGTCCTTTTCTAAGCGGTCTTAGTGATGCTGAAAAAAACGCACATATTGAAGGCGTAATGGCTAAGTATAGCAAAAAAGGCATTCCTTCTCAAAAAGAAATTGATGAGTTAAAAAAGTACACAGAAAGTAATTGGGGAAAGGGAGACACTTTTCCATTTCCTTATCCTTATCCTATCAAAGACCCTTCAACTGCTACACCAGCACAATTAAGAAATTTGCGTGAAGGTGAAGTATACAAAGAAACTCCATACAGGTTTTTGCAAAACGCCATTGAAGAATCGACAAAAGGCAGTCCGACTTATGGAAGAAAAGGTTTTGTGGATATGAATTTGCTTACACAGCCACTTCAACGCCACGCTCAATCTTTTGCTAATGTTGCTAAAGGTGTTATGGAAAAAGATGAGGTACTTGAAATTATGCAAAAAGGATTCAGCAATCCAGAACACGCTAGAAACTTTGCTACGAACTACACGAGGAATCCAGCAACGAGAGCAATGGTTAACGCTGAAATGGGAGCAAGTGCTATTAAGTTTTTAGGAAAGGCTGGAGCCGTAGCAGGTATTGTAACTGCTCCTTCATCTGCTGTTGAAAGAAGAGACAGAATATTTGCTGACTGGGCTACTAACAACAGAGGGTATCCAAACTTAGTACAAAACTTTGGAATGAGAGCACAGGCTGGTATGGAAAATGCACTAGCAGTTGGCACTATGGGAATTTCTGACCACTACCTACATCCAGAATGGGAAGAGCCAATGGAGCCTGTACAGAGAGGATACTATTCAGACAACGGTCAGCGTGTTCCTAACTGGGTTCCTAACCTGCAAAGCACATTACTCGCAAAATAGTTATGCAAACTAAATGGCTCAAAAGTTTACAAATGGGGGTGTTCCTATGCCTCTTTGTAACCTTCAGTTTAACAGGGTGTTCAACTGTAGCACCTACCCCTCCTGTCATAATTTCTAACAATAATGAAAAAGACTCGTACATCCAAAAGGTCGAAGAAATCGTCTCTGAGTCTGCTTCTGCTCTCATTGCTGTCGCTCCTGCCCTCCCTGCTGGAATCCCTAGAGAAATTATTGAAGGGCAAATCCAAAGACTGAGCGGGTTGAGCAAGCCGTCAGTTGTTAAGGTTGCTGAGTTTCAGCGTATCATTAAGGAGAAGGACGAGAAGGCTGTGGTCAAAGACCGTGCTGAAGCCGTCAAGGTAGATGCAGAAACAACGGAACTGTGGGCAAAAGTAGAGGCACAAAACAAGAAACTATCCGAAGCCAATGCGTTAAAACTGCAAGCAGAACTAAAAGCGAAAGAAGAAACCAAGACCAGAGTAGTGTACCAAGCGAGTTCGGCTTGTTTAGGGTTATTGATATTCGGAATTCTGGTAACTGCATTTAGTTCGTGGAAGATTTCTGGTCTTACGATTGTCGCTCTGTCCTCTTGTGGCATCGGAGCGGTCTGGTGGTTCCTATCTTGACAGACCAACCTATTGGAGCAAACTTGGCTTGCTCAAATAAGTTCGTGCGGTGGTTTGTTTGCTGTTGTTGGCGTTGCGTTCCATTTGGGACTTATAGAGAAACGGTGCTACCACCTTCGCACGAAAGGTGGCTAGTGCCTAATCGTATTCATCTTCTTCAACAGCCTCTGCTCGGTGGATGACAGGCTTTGGCTCTGGTAGCATACCCATACCCTTGTCAATGTTGTAGTCCACAATCATACAGGCTTGGCTTCGGCTCAGACCGTCTTTGACAATGAAGCACTCAACGATAGTCTCATAGTCATACAGAACGCCTCCTGTAAGGGCATCCAGCCCTAGGATGGCTTGGTCTAGCCATTCCCTAGGTTCAAGGAAGATGCCTACAGGGTAGTCCCTGTCGTTATCCTTTAATTCCGCTTTTGAAAGCCTTCTCGGTTTTGGCATCTTTGAATTTGTAGAGGTAAATCTTACGGATGGAAATAGGACTAGTTTTTACTCTTTTTTGAACGAACAGCACATTTCCGTTTCTTAGTTCTACGACTAATTTCATCTGCAAGTTTCTTAGAGGAATAGAATACTTCTTCGCTAAATTTACGGATGATAAGTACCCCTTCGGAATAGGTTCTGCTGTCACCTTTCTGTATTGCCCCCTGCTGTTGATTTCGTTCAAAAACTGACTGGTAGTTATCTTCATTTTCTTTCGTGGCTGAAGATGAATTGTTTTCCGACTCGGTGGGCTTGCCAAACTTTCCAGTCGTTACCCTGTACGAATCCGTACAGCCAGCCAGTACCCCACTTAGAAGTAGCCAATCGGTTCTTCGCATAGAGCATCTCACGCTTTTTGCATAAGCACCCTCCCGAAAAACCAACAGTACCACGATATCTTCGTGCATTGGTTTGTTGGATGCTATGGATGTGTCCCATAAGGACTGCTCCTGTTTCCAGTCCGTAATGGATTGCGTGTTCTTCAACTGCTTTGACCCCGCAAGTATATCCGTGTACTGTTCGTACCTTTCCCAAGGTGTGGACACCCTCTTCAGCGTGATAGGGGTAGATTTTCTTACACCCACCCACTTTAAGGGTAGTTCGAATAGAGGCATCCATTTCTTCACAATAGTCTTTAGCCATTGCGTTGTGCGATGAGTGAATGATTTGGTCGAGTCGGTCTTCGTGGTTTCCATAATGAAATACAGTAGGGCTGGTATGCTGGATAAAATGCTTTCCCCATTGAAGGTCATCCTCAAGGGATTCACCTTCCTCTTTCATACTGCGACCAGACCTAATACTGCGAAAATCGAAACAATCTCCTAGGTGGATACGCTCTTCTGGAGCATAGGATTTAATAAATTTGAACAGGGCAGATGAGGCATCCTCGTCCACCATATCTCCGTGGTTATCCCCAAATGCCACAAATTTGATGTACTTACTCATTTGTGTTTGGCATCTCCATTTTCTTTGAGCGTAGGAATAGCAGAAGGTTCTCTGCGTCCTTGACTGTCAAGTAGATGAACTTCGCTCCGCTTCTCTTCGCACCAGACAGCAGGAAGGATAAACGGTTGTCCGCTGGCTGTACGGATTTCTTTGACGGAGTTGGCATTGTGGAGGATTTGGATAAGTTCTTCAACGCTAAGACCAAGGAGGAGGGCAGACGCTTTGAGACCATTTTGGTTATTGTGATTCATATTTATTGAGAGGCTTGGCAAACAGGGTTTCCCACATAGCCTTAGCAGACGCAAAGTATTGTTTGGTCTTGCTGAACTCTGCTGGAGTTTGCTTTTTGTTTTCTAGGTGACCGCCTCCGTGAGCAGGGCGTTTCCAAGTGCGTTTCTTTTTCATAGGATGCCTCTGGCACGATTGAGTGCAGGGTAATCAAGGTCAGTATTAACTTTACGCTTCAAGGCTCCAGTAACGCCCATACAGTAGCACATATAGACACGCATAGGAGTGGGCTTGATTTTGTTACGCTCAAGCGTCTGCACAATCCATTCGCAATGCCATTGGGCTACCTGCCGTGCGATTGGGTAATTGAATGCGTTGGACTTGTTGTACTCCCAATTGGCAAGATTACGCTTACAAGCGTCTTCCCAAGCGGAGCGATGCAGTTGATAGGCTCCAAGAGACTTTCCTTTATCTGAAATAGAGGTGCATCTGTTGTCAGATTCGATGATGGCTAATTTATCCAAAAAGCCATCCGTGATTTCCATCGCCTGTGCATTGAGACACAGGAGAAGTAGTGCGTATTTCATTGGTGAAAAATGTCCCTGCTAGGAATCGAACCTAGATAATTCGCTTAGAAGGCGAATGTTCTATCCATTGAACTACAGGGACAGATTGGTTAGAACGGAACCTCGTCAGTAGATTCGGGTTCGGAGTCTCCACCGTTCTGCTTCAAAGCCCAGAGAGCCTGTGCAGACTTCTTGAGGGACTGGTCCTTAGCACCTACCTTGCCAGTCTTTTCCCACGGCTTAGGCTCCCACTTGTTAGCCCAGTAGTCCAAGTCCTTATCAGCGAGAGCGGACAGGGCAGTACCCTTGTTGTTGCCGAACGGAACAGTCAGTTCAAAATCAATACCAACGCTACCAGTATGAGGGGCAACAAAGGTGGCTGGTTTAAAATCTGGGGCTGACTTCTTTAAAGGAGCAGAGGCAGTCTTAACTACACGGTCTACTTCTGCGTCATCATCAGCCGTAGCCAGACCTCCAATAGAAGCCAAGCAATAGCGTCTAAGATAAGTTAGGATTGCACCAGCCTGTTGACCAGTAGCCTGTTCGCCAACAGGAACAACGCACGAGGATTCGATGCTCGTACCATTCTTGTGGGCGATGATGGTCTTGATACCAATACCATTGTCGTGGTACTCAGAGGTAGGCAGTTGAATCACCGTAAGACCGTGCTTGTGGAACAGGGGCTTAAGATAAGACAAATGAGCCGATAGGCTCGCAAATTTATTCTTAAAATGCGGATTGAAGTCATCCGCAACTATGTCCTTCGTCTCAGCGTGTACATTTCCGATGGCGATGTACAGTTCAGCCAGATTGGGCTTAGGAAGAGTATCGTCTTGCATATCGATGCGTGTCCAGAGTTGGTTACTTCTTGCTGACCACGATTTCATTGACGGAGCGAGCGTTGTTCGCATTGATACGGACAGCCTTGCCTTGGTCGTTGATGAACGAGTAGTACAGGTAGTGCTTAACCTTCACAGGCTTCAGCAGACGAGCCATACGACCATCGGGAAGTACGACATACTTGGTTGCGTTGTTGACCCCGATGAGTTCGGAGGTCGCATTGTTGGTGGTTGGGTTTTCCATAGTGGGAATTTATTGGGTAACGGAGGCTCCGTAGATTTTAAAATAGTCTTTCAGTCTTCGGATAATGGCTGTGCCAGTTTCTCCGTTATTGAATCTATCAGAAAGTCCGCTTCCGTTATAGTTAGTTGTTATGATTGTAGGGCGTTTATTTGAGGTACGCTCGTCAATGATTGAAAACAAATCAGTCTCCATACGCTGGGTCAAGCGTTCTTTACCTAAATCGTCAATGACCAGCAGAGAGCAGGAAGTCAGACGCTCGATGACATCTCCGTGAGTCTGATTTGCAAAGCCGTGCTCAATCTTCTGCTCCAGTTTCCGCATCGTGAGGAACTCAGAGTACTTGGGGTAGTGGTGAAGCCAGCCCTTGTTGAACATAGCCCAAGCACAGCGGGTCTTCCCTGTCCCTGTGACACCGTGGAGCAGTACGCTTTGGTCTGGGGTGTACTCCTCCAGAGCCTGTTGCATCTGGGGAGCGAGTTTACTGACCACGGTGTCTTGGAAAGCACTAGGCGTGTTCGGGTGCATCGACTTGAAAGCCCAGTCGTGCTTATCGAACACCCCCCTGTAGGAGTAAGGGTAATCGTGATACTCTGCCGTGCCAAAGCAATCTAGGCACACAGACACATTAGTCTTAAACTTCACAGCACGGCTATCCCATACAGGAGTAGCAGGTGCTTTGCAATGAATGCACTTAGAAGCCATTGGAGTGGTCGTTGTTGGTTAAGGTTTTGGCTTTGGAGCCGTTACTGTTTATTACAAAAAGCCCCTGCCAGCCAAAGGCAATGCTTTTGTTTATGGAATCTACAGCCTGTGTCTCGTTAGCCCAAGACCCCAGCAACTTCAACTGCTCCGTCTTGGTCATAGGGGTCAAAGGCTTCTTGGTCTGCTTGCGGTACATCTCCCACTTTGTCCAAGCCTCCTTGAAAGACTCTCCGTAGGGCAATACCTCTGTATTGATATACTCTATCTTATCTTCTTTTCTATATGTAGGAAGTCTACTTCCCCCCCTGCGGGAAATAGGTTTCCCCCTCCCTAGGAAATCTATAGCACCCACCAACGCTTGCTTCTCCACAGTCCGTAGGATGCGTCTGCCGTTCAGTTCGATGCGGACTACCAACTGGTGGTCGATAAGGGCTTTGAGGACATTCTTGACCTGTCTGTCGCTGAGTTGCAGGGTTGTTGCAAGGTAGCCGTTGGAGGCGAAACAGCCCTCTTCATTGTCGAGGGCGTTCACGATTCCGTATACCACCTTTTCGGTGATAGTAAGCGTTTCCAACTGGAAGACCTCTACAGGAATCCAGACACCAGTAAACGATGGCTTGCTCACGAATATGTGGCTTGGGAGAGAGCAGGAAGCGTCTTACAGGGAGCGTAACCGTCCCACTCGTTGATGGTGTCGCAAATCATATAGCGAGCCAAGTCACGAGTCACACAGTTCTTCCAAGCGGTCAGTTCCTCATCGGAGACAGTATACAGGACAGCCCCGCTAGGCTCCGTGGTCTCCACAGCGATGAACTGGAACGAGAAGGGCTTGTTCCACATCATCTCAGCCATAAGGCAGTAGAAGCCAGCCTGTACCCAGTACAGCCTATCCTGCACATCATAGCGGAACTTCAGAGCGTCTTGGCACGACTTGATGTCCGTGATGACACCACGCTCCACATCAACGATGTCGAGTTTAGCCTTACAGTCGATTTTGAATAGGCTACCAAGCACGACAACCTCCTTGCGGATTCCAGAACTGAACTTGTCAGCGTTAGCCTTCATACAGGCAACGACTGCCTTACAGCAACGCTCCACGACCTCTTGGCTGTCAGCCTTGAGGATAATCTTGCCGACATTCTTCTCTTCAAATTCAGCCTTCAGAATCTTTCCCTCCTTGGTGCGACCATCGATGTCTGGCAGGTAAGCGATGGAGGCGAAGTACTCTTCTGGCTCAAGGATAGCCGTATGGATAGCAGTACCGACACGCATAGCCTCGGTGGTCTCAATCTCCTTCTGGTGTTTAAAGTGGAATGGTGAACGGACGAAAGCCTTAAAGCGGGAAGCGTTAAGACCTTGAAGAGAGCGGTACTCGCTCTCCGACATTTTACTGGCTACTGGGTTGTTGGGCATTTTGTTGGTTTTGGTTTTGGGTTATCGTACAGAGCACAGCGGGTTGCTGAGACCAATACTTGCGGACAGTTAGGCTCCAGACTTGGCTATCGTCAAGCCAGTATCCCAACTTTGTAAATTCATCCAGAATGACCTTGACTACATTGTCGCAGTCTGGTTTGGTGGTTTTTACAAGCGTTTTACACTTGTTAATCTTTGGTAAAAGGTACTTTGGGGGTGTGTAGTACAGGCTGATTTCGACCTCCACAGCCCCCTCAATGGGTACAGCGGGTACATACCGCTTGGCGTGTAGGCTAAAAGCGGATACCCAGCCCACCACCTTGGAGTTTTTCATCTTTCCAACAAACATTTTCCCACTTTTGGACTTCAGAATCCTCAAGGCGGCTTGATGGGTGCTAGTTGGAGGTTCTAAGTTGCAAGCAATGAAAATATGTGTCATTTTAATATTATGGAAAGCGAATCGCCCTACGAAAGAGTCAAAACCGACAAGAAGTCTACGACCCTTGAAAAATTAGACCCAAAAAAGAAGGAGGAAATTGTTTGGATGACTGAAGCAGGTCATACGCAAAGAGAAATCGAGGAGAAAGTTGAGGTGTCTGGTCATACTGTCGTGGCGGTTAGGCAGGATATGGGTGATAAGGATATTGACCTAGGTACATACAAGAAGGGCGTTAGCACCTTGTTCAAGTCTATTATTATGAAGGGTGCGATTCGTCTAGATACTGAAATCGATAAACTGCCTATCAGCCAGATGCCACTAGCCCTCGCTATCCTTATCGATAAGGTTCAGACGCTTAACGACCAGCCTGTAGTAGTTACTGAACACAGACTCAAGGTTTCCCACGAAGCCATCAACAAGATGCTCTCTGGTGAGATTGTGGACATTTCTGAGGAAAAAAATTAAGGCAAAAAGCCTTCCGCATAAGGCTTCAATTGGGCAACTGGGGTAAGGATGGTGGGTGTCCGTGGTCGGACTCGTTCCCGATTTTGATTTTATGCTCCCAGTATCTGCTATCTTACCATTGAGCCAAGCGATGTCGGGTAAGACGAGGCGATGCCCAGTCCACTACGGACTGGGGTTGCTACACCCTGCGGATGTTTAACCAAAATAAAAAACATTCACAGGGAAGTCTTATTCTGAATTGTGCGGTAATAAAACTATGAGCGATAACCTCATTGTTAAGTTCAAGACGGCAGTCACGGTGACTGTCCTCGAAACGGTAATCTACTCGCATAACGCTCCCAGCAGTTATGAGAATGATTACGAAGGCAACGGAAAGTTCCTGCGAGCGTTCGCAAAGGTGAGCGGTAATGGTTACCGTTCTTTCTTTGCCATCACGCTGACCACCAAAAGCGAAACGACTGGTAACACCTACCGACAGAAAATCACCGCCTATGACTTTGTCAAGATGGTGGCTTTCGAGTTGCAGTCGGGTGTGATGGAAGCGTTCACCAAGTCGATGTTCCAGCACGACAATGGTTTCGAGAAGGACGCAACCAAAATCGTGGATGACAACACGAAGGAAGTGTACGCCTCTTTCGAGGCTGGCACTCATTACTGGCGTGTGATGATGGCTGACGAACAGGACAAAGTTATGAACCGTGGCGAAATCTCCTCCACGGTTGCTGACTCGTTCGACACGGATGTGTCGGAGAATAAGTAATCGCTGACGAGTGTGAGTGCAGTCCGACCCTGCACTTGCATTTATCTGTCTTATCAAACTCCTACAAACACTCCTATGAAGTTATTCAACTTCGACAACGCAAAGACTCGCAAGGGCGAGCAACTCGGATACTCCACCGCAATTCTTTATCTGTCTCCGTCAGATACGAGTGGAATCATCGACACCTGCACCCACGCTACTGCACATTGCAAAGCGTTGTGTCTCAACACCGCAGGTATGGCTGGCATCTTCCCGAACATCATCGCATCACGCAAAAAGAAAACTGCGTGGCTGGCGAGCAACCCAGAAACTTTCTGGGCGAAGATTAGCCGTGAAGTTCAGAACCACGAGAACCTTTGCTACCGCAACACAAAACGGTTGAAGCGAAAGTTAAAACCGTGTGTCCGTATCAACGGCACATCGGATTTGTGGAGATTGGAGATGAGGTTGATTATGCATCGTTATCCAGATGTGCAGTTCTACGACTACACAAAAGATTTCGAACGCATCGTTGATTGGCATATGGATAAGATGCCGATGAACTACCATCTCACCTTCTCGCATTCGGAAAGGAATCTCGAAGAGAGCAAGTGGTGTCTCGCTAACGGAATCAATGTCGCTGTCGTTTTCGAGAACGATGGTTCGCTCCCATCGTCTTGGAATGGTTACGAAGTAATCGATGGAGATAAGAGTGACCTGCGATTCCTCGATGCGAGACTTCCGTATCCTAACGCTCTGTATGTTTGTCACGGAGTTGTTATCGGTCTCCGTGCCAAAGGCAAAGCGAAGAAGGCAACCGCAAAGGTAAACGGATTCGTCAACCCAACGAAGAGTGTGTTTCGTGGTGTTGCTTGGAGCAACCCGATTGATGGCGAAGAAGACGAGGAGCAGAATAATCTGAACCGCTATGAGTAAGTGCAACTGTGGTAGCGGTGTGGAATCGTTCTGGTACTTCGATGGTCACCAAATCGAACTGTTCAAGGGTTGCCCGAAGTGTGAAGCAGAGAAGTTCAAGAAGTATCGCCCAGACATCAAGACGCAGTATGTGAGCGAAGAAACTATCGAGCCAGAGCCAGAGGTTCGCATCGTCAATCGTCTGACGCAATGGGAGAACGAAAACCAATGAGTCGCTTCTATCGTAAGAAGTTAAACGCACAGGGCAGATACATCAACCCGCCTGTTCACGCCAAGCCGAAAACTTCAAGCGGACGAAAGTTCGTTGTAGGAAGTGAAACTAAGTTGTACAAGTTTGAGCGTGGTCCGTTAAAGGAAACTTCGACAGAGCGTACTATCCGAATCGCAAAAGAAGCAGAGGAGCGTTACTACGCAAGACAGGCAGAGAAGGAAGCAGGTAAAATGTTCAAGCGAAAGACTGCCGAAGAGAAGCGTGTGATTGCAGAAGCAAAGCGGAAAGCAGAATACGATGCGTTATCCGAAGGTCAAAAGCGTTGGGCAGATGTAAGAGAGATGCGAAGACTGCAAAGAACCAAGCGTGGTGCTCCTGCTGGTATGTACAAACGCTCTGAGGAAGTAAGACAGAGGATGCGTGAGTCAGCCAAAAAGCGTTGGGCAGGACTGTCACCTGTACTGACGAAAGAAGAAAAGCGTTTGAAGCACAATGCGTATCAGAACGCTCGCAACCAAAGGCTTAGTGCTGAACGCCGACAGAAAAAAAGCACAGCGTTCGTGATTACGATTACAATCACCGACCCAAACAAGTCGTGAAACTGTTGCTCACACCTTCGGGTGTGGGCTTAACTTTGCTGTGCTACATACTACACCTTCAAACGCCAAGTTTTCACAAGGCAGTAGACAGTAGCACGGCATCCCTTTCTCATTCAGCGTGAACCCCGACCAAACTAACTAGGGTAGTATCGCTGTGTGAGTCCACAGAAACGAAACAAACATAAACAGATACGCCTATGAAGCAAATGATTGGTAAACTACTGGCTTGGTTCCTCCCAGCCAACACGACAGAGCACAAGTACGCTCTGTTGGAGATGCGAGTGATGTGCTTGGAGATGGAGAATAACAAACTCCGAGTGATGTTGGAGATGGATGACATCAACGCATCAACGCAAGAGCAGTTCAAACCGCACTTCGACACGCTGGTGTCAAAGAGCGTTATGAGTTGGCTCAAGAACTGGCTCGATGATTACGATGTCTCCGAATCCGAATCCTTCAAGGATGGTGTCGGAAGTATCCTCGATGACCACGACTTCTCAGACCAGATTGACGATGCACTTGGCAATCGTGATTGGTCTTACGAGTTGGAAGGTGTCTTGGATTACGATGACCTCGCAGATAAAGTTCTACGCAAGGTTGATTGGTCTGACATCATCAGCGACAACGACATCGTTACTACTGACGATATCGATTGCTCCGATGTGATGCTGAAGTCCGAGCAACTCTCCGAAGACGAAACCATTAAGCGTGGTGAATTGTCCGATGAGATTAGCAACGACTTAAAGCGTGATTGGTTCGCTACGATGGTTGCAGAGATTGTTGACAGCGAATTCCAACGCTCGCTAGGCAAGGCTCGTGAGAACGCACAAGCCAATTGTCAGAACGCAATCGATGACGAGATTCAACACGCTGTCGCAGAGCGTATCGAGTCGCAGTTCAAGACCAAGTTCGGAGCAGAGTGGGATAATTGGTTCAGCGAAAACACCCGACACACAGTTCAAACTGTGCTGGGCGAGATGCTCCAATCCGCTTACGAACAGACCAAGAGCGAGGGCAAATCCAATGCCTAAGAAGTCCAAGGTCTCCGAAGAACGCATCGCAGAGTTGGTTAAGATGTTAGAGATTCCACAAACCATCGAGCCAGCGGATTACCCATCCGCAAGGCTTACTGGGAATGGCAATATCTTCATCGATATCAGTTCCGCTTGCAAAGCGTGGCGTAAGGTTGACCACGGAGTATCCGAAAGGATTTTCAAGGTCATCAATGACGCTGGATGCGATGAGCACGAAGTCGATGCACTACTTAACGCCATTACTCTCTAACCCAGACTAATCGCTTCTGTCCCTGTCCCCTAAATTTGTGCGAAAAACATTGGAGCCTCCACAGGTTCTAGTGCGAAGTAGCACATAACCCAAAGAAAAACCAAACACACATATGTTGTCCTACAACATTCAGTCCGATGCCGACCTCACCAGTCTGCGTCTTCAATACGAGCAGGAAGTCGCAAGACATTCTGCTAACAGCCCGAAGGTTTCCTTCGGTGCTAACGCCCATAAGTATTCAGTCCGTGCCGTTCCGCTCTACACGAGCGAAGGCATTCCTGCTAACTGTTGGGGCAATCAGCGGTGCGATAACGGAGCAATCATTGGTAAGGTGTCCGAGAAATACGGCATCATCCAGAACGATGACTTCGAACATCGCATCCTCAACGGCTTCGAACAGAATGGTCTCACGCCTACTGCATTCGAATCCATCGTCACTCGTATGGGAGCACGAGCACACTTGTGCTACGATTTCCAAACCGAGAAGTTCGATGTTACCCACAAGGGTGATATCGTTGCCCTGCGTATCACCGCAAAGAATTCATTCGATGGCACTAGCCGTTCGTCTGTTTCTGTCGGTGCTCTTCGTTTGGTCTGCCTCAATGGTATGACTTCGTTCCGTGAAGATGTGTTTATGTCTGTGCGTCACACACAGTCCGTATCCGCAGACTTCGTGAGCAACATCATCCAACAGGCGATGAACGAGTGGACTCATATTCGTCAGTCGTTCCAAAATCTTGCTACCTGCGATATCACGCAAGAGCAGGGTTGGAACGCTATCGAGAATATGGTTAATCGTGGAGTTCTTGGTGCTTCGCTTCGCAAGCAAGTCCACGAAGTCTGGGAACAGCCATCGTATGAGGAAGACCGCAGTCGTAATTTGTGGAATCTGTATAATGCCCACACGCAAGTGCTGACGCATAACCACGGCAACCACAAGTATGAGATGAAGCAACGCCAAGGTGGTGCTGTGCTTAACACTCTGCATACGGCTTCGACCTCCGCTGAATTCGCACGACTTCTTCTGGCAACACCAGACGAGGTTCGCTCTAACTGATATTACAGGGACGCATCATCGCAAGGTGGTGCGTCCCGCTTATCACTATGGCTAACATATTCAGCATCGGTATCGAGCCAACCAAGCGTAACAAGGCTTGGATTGTTGCTATCTACATCGTGCCTCACGGCAAAGACAAGGCGTTGCTCGACTCCGAGCAATCGTTCAAGACGAAGCGTGATGCAAAACTGTTCATCAGCGGATGGTTGGAATTCCGTGACTGCTACAACAGAATCTAATCATATGATTACCGTTAACGGAGTTGAACTGACTGGTGACCAATTCGATGCCTTGATTAGGCTCCATAAGAATGGGTGGAAGTTGGATTACACTTCCATCCACAAACTGCCAGCCGAGCAATGCATTATGGTTGCGGTCAAAGGCAAGGAAACTGGAATGCAGATGGTGATGGGAATCGAAGCAGACGGATACACACACTCGTGAGCCTCGATTTCGAATTCGCCAAGGGCATTAAGAAGGAGTTAATTGAGTAT